GGCTCCCGAAGGAGCCCAGATTAATATTATTATCTTTGTTGTATAGTTTGAACGTAGTCAACGTAAAGATCGTTAGCGCTCGTTCCTTTACTTTCAGACATTATCTTCAATTCCATAAGTAAATCGTCAGGAACAGTTGTTGCTGCTTGTGTTCCTACACAATTACCATCTAGGAAAAGTTTATACTGTGCAGATGTTTGACCTAATTCAGTTCCTGCTGGTTGGAATAAGAATCCCAATCTAACATTATTATCAGGCATGTTGTATGCAGTTGCTGACTGTGTAGTTACACTCGAATTAGCAAAAGTATAGTTACTTCCCGCAGCTGAATCTAACATAGTAAAAGATGTCCCTGCTCCATTTTTTCTAGATACAAATTGAATTGTAGTTGTATCTTCTAAATGAGAGAATCCAATACCATCATCTGGTAAAGCTACAGGATCAGCATAAGCAGTTGCTCCAAAACCAACATAAGTGTTTAGATCACTAACATCAGTAACGGCAATTGAAGTTTCAAACCACCATTGTTTTAATGAATGATATTGAAAAACATCTTCTGATGCTGCAATACTTACGTCTGCTGCCGATGGACTAGCGTCACCCATTCTTAACCATCCTTGCGGATATTGAGCTAACATGTATGAACTTCCACCTGGATCTGTTATAGTCCATGGTGATAAAGTTGTTTGTGAGAATTGGACAAAGTCATCTTGGAATGCCCATTCTTGTGGAGTAGTACCACCAGTAATAAGTGGTTGTTTAATTCCACTAAATAAAGATGTTCCACCTGATTTTCCTCTAACGTTTGTTACGCCTGTTGAAAAGTGTGTTGTCATATAATCAGCGCCTCCTAGCGCCAGTTATTCTTACTAAGAAAAGAATAACCAATTTATGTTTTAATTAATCTTAGTGGGGTATTTATATAGTAGATTTAAGTAGAGCGCAAGAGGGTGTGTAAGAAATATGTAATTTCAGCGATGTGGCGTTTATTTAAGTAGCCACAGATACTTGGGGTGCAGCATTAACGATTGCATTTTCTCTATTTGCAATCTTAGATTCCTCGAGTTTGATCTGATTAATAACGTCTCTAATTGCGCTATCAATTCTGACCATATCCAGAGTATATTTACCTTCTTGCTCATACTCCAGCTGCCACCTCAACTCCAAGGACCTCTTTTGTTTGTACAGGTCTTGTACCATCTATAACCTCCTCATAGGTTATTCTATTAATCTTGGGATCGTTCATTTCTCCAAGATACTCCCACTTTATACTCTTATCTCCCAGCTTGTCAACTATTGAATTTTCAATAGATTCAACGCTGTCTTCAGCCAGAACTTCAAATTCTGCGCTATATTGATATGCATGTATTTTTACTAGGAATTTTCTCATTTTCTCACCATTATAAAATAAATGTGGCGGTTTTAAGGCCGCCACATAAATAAAGTTTAATTACGCACCTTGAACGCCGAAGATACCTCTAGGGTCTGATACGCCAAAAACGTATCTTTCTCTAGCTTTGTATCTAACGTTGCCAGTATCGAAATCACCTTCCATTGCAGTTGTTAATGGAGCTCTGTTAAAATACTTCATTCCATTAGGTACATCTGTCATCAGATACCAAGAATCAGAATCTGTTAGGTAG